TGAGGTGCTACCTCAAAGAGCCGAAAGTACCAGTGGGCATGACCCACCGTGAGGAGTAGCTGACGAAGCTACCCTCGCGACCCAGTGTACCGAGGTACGGCGTTAAGGTTTCGCAACCGAAACGCAAGGTCAGCGCCAGCAACGCCGATTCGTGAGCAGGAAACCTGTTCATATCGGGGCGAACTACTTTACAAGCCAAACCGAAGTTTGGATTCTGGGTAGTTATCGGAAACTCATCTCCAGTAAGAAGATAGCCATCGTCTCCTTCAGTCCCAAGAGGGATGAAGGGGGCTCCGGCATCAAAAGCTGGAAATGTTTTGCAGGCCGCACGGGTCAAGTGCGACATTCTGCCATCACGCGAGTACTTCTCAGCATATCGCGTAAGCCGATTAAACGCCCTTATAGACGACCGGAGGTCAACTATAAGCTCTTTCTGGTATATAGGAGTGACGTCTTGGCCCTCAAAGTAATGCTTACCGCAAGATTCGAAGAAGTTACCTGAAGTGTAGGATTTGTCAAGGTTAATGACAAACCCACACCACTCCAGGACTTCCACGAGCTTGCTAGCACAGCTACGAGGTAAGATGATGTCATCGCCGTAGACCAGAATGTCACCGCCTGGCTCGATATCATCAACAACTGAAGCCGCAAGGCCCCAGAAGATGAGCGACTCGAGCTCAAAAGTGAAGCCATTGCCCATCGATGAGAATTTATGGAGCCTGATCTCCTCGCCGTCAAGCGAGAAGACATGACTCCGTATATCATCGAGGTACATAGCCCACTCAACAGGCAGAAGCTCGGAGCCGAGCTCCCTTGACACGGAATCACTAGCTGCCTTGAGGTCAAGGGTAGCCAGCTTCTCAGAGTAAGCGCGAAAAGCGCCTATCTGATTCGGCTCCTGGTCATCCAGGTTGATTCCGACGCGTTTTAGCATCTTGCGGAAATATGAACCGACTCCTTTCTGGAGAAACGAATTCATACGTGGCTCGATAGCTATGGTTCGATGCGTGGTCGAATCCTTCGGGACAAAGGCCATTCTACAACCGCCAACAACCGAGAAGATACTCGGAAGAAAGCAGAAATCGCCGAGCAAGTCGCAAGGCGAGATATTGAGAACGACAGCGGACCAATGAAGGTCTCTACTGATCGTGTCGCGAGACACGTTCAGCGCTTTTGCAGTGACCGAAATCGGTACTTCGGAGAGTTTTGTATCAGGAAACGCACGAGCCCTAGAAAGCTCGTGCGTCGCACCTGGTCCCCACCCGTACTCTTCGCACTTGAACATAGAAAATGGCCCAAGAAGACTCGCGATTTTTCGCTGTGCTCGGTAGATAATACCGGACACAGGGCATTTGGAAATGCCTCGACGAGACTCTAAAAGGCGCAAATTCGAGTTCTTGCACAAAATTTCAGAAGTTTCGAATTTCTGAAACGCGACACGCTCCAAATCGATGCCCGTCTCAAGACCGACCCACTTTCGTAGGTAGCTCGTGATAAGGTAATCTTTTCGGAACGTGACGGCCGAAGTATAGTTAGAAGGGTCAACGCGCATCTCAGAGAGCTGCACGTGTTCATGATTGCAAAAGAGCAACCAAGCCTTCAGGGATACCGGCGAGTTCACAGCCTTGCACAGAGCCTTAAAAATACGGCTCATCTCAGGATACCGAGAGTGCATGGTTTCTCCTTACCAGATGTTCTGGAGGGCTTCGACCATGTTCGTCAGCTGCGTTTCTGCAAGCAGAAAATCAGCGTACTTGCGAAGATCCTTGCGGTCTTGCAAAGTCGAACGGTCGGAGATGATGAACTCGATGTTACATCGCGGGGTGAAGGCAATTGTAGCCGAAGGCGTGAGCCCAAGGCTGTTGTTGCCAAGCACTTCAAGTTTCGGGGTGTGAATCCCGATCTTGATTCGCGAGGTCTGCAAGCCTGCAGACTGGCCCGGCTGGGCAACCCCGGCACGTGAAAGAGACATGGAAATTCGATTATAACCAATCGGCGATGAACCGGTTTGGTCTTCGAACCACCATACTCCTTTAGTGTCAGGACCCAAAGGGATGAAAGTGTGCACCACAGGTGTTGCCTGTGCGTCGCTCAAAGCGATTGAAGTGACTGCGGACATGGGAAAACCCCGTAAGTTTGCGCGAAAGCGTGACGCGTCCGTGCGGGAGCCTCTAAGAGGCGGGATGGTGGGATGGTCTAGTGCGTCGGGCGTGTCGGATTGTTAACTCCGAAGGCCGCTGAGCTTTTGGCTTAGCAGAGCAGCTGCACTTATGAGCCTGGAGGCTCCTAGGTTGACCTTGAATTTCGGTAACGCAGGAAATGGTATAGATCCAAGGATGGACCTAGCCTTACCAGCGAAACGTATATTCCCCTTGACATTTGCGAGCTTAGTGGTACCGTACACGTCAGTGACGGCCCCATTGCAGCTAACATCTGCCTCCCAGAGATAGCCCTGTGTAACGTAACCGGCTCGAAAGTCGGCTCTATAAAGCACAGAGTTCTCTAGATTCCGTAAGTAACCTCCGATGTCGACAAACCAGTCGGCAACAAAGGAGTACGGGATAAGCTCCCAAGCTATACTCACTGGATTAAGTGAGGTATAGCCGCCGAGAGCCTGTTGCCAATCGTTCTGGGGTTTGAATTCCAGAACCATTCGACAGCGTCGGGAATAAGTGACGTCGCAGACGCCAGTTATTCCAGTACCCATGATATTGGGTACATCTTTCCGATATACTTCGACATCTTTTGCCGAAGCTTTAATACGAATGTATTGAGAGGTGGATTTATTCACCTGCTCCATAGTAGCGTATATGTCGGAAACGAGTGGCTTCCATCCGTAAACGAATTCGAGCCACATGCTGTCGAGCTCGACCCTCCAGGGTCGGCCGGAACGTTTCAGCTTAAGGACTTTCGGTTTGACGAAGTCAAGGAATCGACTTGCATGGTCAAGAGCTTTCCAGCTCTTGCCAAGCATGCTTTTAACCTGACCCATCTGTGCAAAATCGACACTAAGATCGAGTTCGCCCCGAAGTTGCTCATACACTCGCCCGAGGCATGTATTATACACCTCAGAAGAGTAGACCAAATCTCGATCAAGCTGATTGTCAAGCGGGTAGGGTTGAACCCCTTCGCGAGAGATGGTGTAACCATCAGGGAGCATGAGGCTTTGTGAGCCCTGCAACCACAATTGCCGGTAAGTTTGTATCGAGTGAGCGTTTGGGATTTTGTGATCCCCAGCCTTCTGATCCATCAAAACAATAAGCGACTTCGTCAAAGCTGGGAAGCTTTGAACATCTGTCGTATTACCGTTCCGATATACAGATCGGCCAGGAATTTCCAAAGTGTTGGTTTTCACTTTGGTCCCTCCGCTTTCGGCGGAAGAGGCTGAACTTGCTCTTTCGAGAGCTCAGTGGTCGTCCATTCATTCGTGGCATACCAATCAACTTTGAAGTTGTAAGGGGGCGCCTCCCAATCATGATTGTCAGCCCTCTTGCGAGGGATGGCACATGATAGACAGATACCCCAGATCTTCTTCAAAATGTTCATGGTATGCTCAGAGTGAGGG